CTATGACGATTTCCCTAGTGATAGTGATGTCGTAAGATATGGTATCTATGTGAGTGATGTTCATACAGTTAGTAGAAACCCTCATCAACTAGCGATACAATATTGTGGCGCTATCTATCACGCTTATGATGAATTTGGAATAACATATATTTCATATCAAGATGATCCATACAATACAGCAGTTAATGCTATTATTGGAAACTTAGTTACTGCCGTCAAAGACGATGGTGTGCAATTAATGGATGGTTATTTTGAAAGAGATTTTGACCAAGTTCGTACATACGGACCAACACAAGCAGAGAAGCATACCTGGACATTCAGAATGCTTAGAATGGAATTTAATACTTAACGCCTAACACAAGGAGAAATCAAATGGCAAGAATCACAGTAAACACAACAGGTACAAATCCGATACTTATTTTAAGTACCGATTTAGCCAACGTATCTGCTGCCAATCTCGCAAATGGAAATATCAGTCTAGCTAATAGTTTATCTGTAACATGTTTACAAGATATCACTGTTACATCTAGCACAGGTATCTTTTCATGGACCGACTTTTGCAGTACAGATATGAACAAAATCACTACACCAGCTGATAACGAAATTTCAACGAATTTAGTTATTGATCCGACAGTATATTTCGGTACTGGTGGTAGCAACAATGCAGCCGAATTCGGCGTAGGAAGACTGAGCCAAAACAAAGTTCAAGTACAATTTAAACTTGTTTGGAACAATAGTAATGCAAACGGTAACGTTGCTAATTCATACTTCAGTACAGGAGTTGGTTACATTTCGTCACTAGCACCTACAGTAAGTCCTGAGGCACCAGTCTGGGTAACTCCTATGACTATCGCTGTCGATGGAACAATGTATACTGACCAACAGTAATTTGTGATAGCATGAACAAAAAGGGAACGATTGTTCCCTTTTTTATTAACTTAGAAAGATAACAAATGAATAATGAAGATGTATGGTTAAAGACCACTGAAGAAAAACTCAGAAGCCTAATCGCTGATGAAGCAAAGATGATGCCAATGTTAGATAACATGCAGGCAACAATAAAACAATTAAAAGCAAAGCAAACATTCCGTTTAGCATTGCTTAATCAGTTACTAGAAGATAGTACTGACAATGAATAAATACAATGTAATAATTTAAAAAGGAAATTAACAAATGAAACTCTCACAACTCTCAGCAAAACCCCAACTGATCGATATTCTTATCGATGATGAAGATACCATCAAAGAATTTGGTGAACCAATTGAATTCTGGACATGGGATCGTCAGCCTATGGATGTGTTTATGAAACTAGCCAATGCCGATCAAAACAATACATCTTCAGTAATTGAAATTGTTAAAACATTAATTCTTGACGAAAAAGGTAAAGAAATTCTTAAAGATGATATTATGTTACCAACACATGTATTGATGAAGGCAATTAGTAAGGTGACTGAAATATTGGGAAAGTAACTAATGACAGTGTTGATCCTAAATCTGAAAAGATGGCAGCAATACTAATGATTGATTCACTTGGTAAACGTTATGGAATGTTACCAAGTGAAGTATTGAATAGAAGTAACACATTTGATTTGTATATTATGGATGTAGCATTAAGTTTTGAAAATTTTCATCACAAAAAAGCAATGAACAATGGCAATGATCCATTACCAGATTATACAACTGATGAATTGTTAGCCATGGTAAAGAAGAATAAGGAACAATAATGTCAATAACACTAACAGTTAATACTATGACAAATAGTTTAAAAAGTATTCGAAATAAATTGAATAACCTTCCTAAAGAAGCCTTTCAGGAATTTGTTAAAGTAACACCTATTGCAAAGAAAAATGGTGGCAACGCAAAACGTAGTACTAAGTTAAAGGGTAAAACAATTGAAGCAAATTATGCATACGCTGGTGTGTTGGATAAGGGTCGTCATATGACCTCTAGAGGTATGCGTGGTAGTGACCAAGCTCCAAATGGTATGTCTAAGCCAACAGAAGTGTTCATTAAAAAACGTATAGATCAAATATTAAGAGGAAAATAAGATGGCAGATTTAACCTATTCCGCAACCTTAGATGATAAGATTAGTCCTGCCCTTAAAAAGATTGAAGATAATGTTAATAAGGTAACATCATCATTTAATTCATTTAGGGCAGTATTGGGTACACTAGCCGTTGGTGCATTTGCTACTCAAGTAATGCAATTTGCTGATTCAATTAATGATGTTGCAGATTCATTTGGCGTTGCGGCAAGTGATGTTTTATCATTTAGTTCAGCATTACAGGCTGCAGGTGGTAAGAGTGAAAATGCTATAAAAATATTTCAAGGCGTTGCCAATTCAATTGATGATTTAAATCAAGGTAATGTAAAGACTCTACAATCCTTTGAACAACTTGGAATTTCACTTTCTGATTTAGGAAAAATGAGCGAATCTGAAATTCGCAATAAGTTAATTACAAATCTTGGTGAAATGACTAATAAGACTGAAGCATCCGCTTTAGCAATGAAATTATTTGGCAAGGCTGCAATTGGAGTTGATTTTACTAAACTTGCTGATGAAATAAAAAATAATAAAGAAGAAAGCATAAAGTACGCGGCAAAATTAAAAGATGCTAGCGATGCTATGGAAAGTTTAGAAAAAATTGCAAGGCAATTAAAACTTGCGTTTGCTGATGCATTCGGTCCCGTGTTCAATTTAATTTCCAGTATTAAAGTTCAAACTGAGGATTTGAGTACTGCATTCAAAGTTTTATCTGTTGCAATAGTTTCAATTGCAACCGGTATAATAGCAGTTAGAATTGCTACTGTTGCGGCCACTACTGCCATGGCAGCATTCAATGTAGTGTCAAGTGCTAATCCTTGGATACTTGGAGCCAAAGTAATTATTGCTGGATTAACCGCAGTTGGAATTATGACTGCGGCAAACACGGCTGAACAAACAAAAAGTAATGCTGAAACTGCAAAGAATGCAGATTTAACAGGTAAGAATGTTGTAAAGACTGATGAACTTAATAATAAAATAAGACAACAACGTGAAGAATTATCAAAGATTGGTAAAGAATACCAAACAGGTACGTATGCATTAAAAGCACAATTAGATTTATTATTAAGCACCCAACGTATTTCAGCACTTGATTATCAAGTGAACAAGGCAGCAAACGATCTTCAACTTAAATTTACAAGTGATTTAAAAGCAGCCAAAGAACAATTTAATAAACTTGATAGTGATTCACAGAAACGTCAACTACAAGCCTATCTTGATAATGTAAGAGTAATAAATCAACAATATGATATTCAACAACAACTTACTTCCGAAATTATTCGTAGCGAAGAATTAATAAGAACACAAACTAGAAGCCAATTAGAATTTTCAAATGTTGCTGTTGACTCTTTAAAAACAATGGCAAAGATGCGAGCGGAGTCAATGGCTTTAACAGAGACAGCAAAAGAAAGAATTGGAACAGAAGCATCAATTAAAACATTCCTTGAGTCAGTTAATATTCTACAAAAAGAAATTAATAATAGTGCAATGTTAACAACCGCTGAAAAGAAAAAATATTTAGATCAACTTTCACGAATTCAAACCACTGAAGATGCAATTGCAATTGCTCAAGAATTGCAATATAAAACAAACTCTAATATTACTGCTCAAATTCTAGCGCAAAATAGTGCGTTTGCCAGACAAGCAGAATTAACAAATAATTTATCAGAAAATGCTCGTTCATTTTCAGCAGGTTGGGCGCAAGCATTTAATCAGTATACTGAAAATGCAACTAATGCGGCTCGTATTGCAGGTGATATGTTTAATGCAACCACACGCAATATGGAAAGTGCTATAGATAGATTCGTTGAAACTGGTAAGTTTAGTTTCGGTGATTTTGCTCGTAGTGTAATTCAAGATTTAATTAAGATTGAATTGAAAGCACAAGCAACTAAATTGTTAACTTCAATGGGCGGCGGTGCCGGAGGTGGTGGTATACTTGGCGCGATTGGGTCATTGTTTGGTGGATTCTTTGCCGATGGCGGCAGTCCTCCAGTTAATAAACCAAGTATCGTTGGTGAACGTGGACCTGAATTGTTTGTTCCTAAAACAGCAGGCACAGTTATACCTAATGGCGCAATGGGTGGCGGTCAGCAAGTTGTTAACAACAATTATGTTTACAATGTTTCAGCCATCGATGCTAAATCAGTCGCATCATTCTTTGCAGAGAATCGCAAGACAATGTTGGGAACAATGCAGATGGCACAAAAAGAATTACCATATGGTAACAGATAAGGAATAAAAGATGGCAGGGCTACAAACAATATTAAATTACTGCAATGGTCTAGATATTGACCGTCGTAAAGTTGTTGGCATTCAATATACACGAAATGAGATTCCAAGAGTAAGTCAAACTCCTACAAAGAATCCATGGAAATTTACATTAGATATGCCAAATAAATTTAGATACAATCAAGCAAGAGATTTGATGGAATCATTAGATACGTTAGACCGTACTACACCAGAGATCATTACATTCAGTAATCTAAGTCAGTTAAGTTGGATCTTTGCATATCAAGGTGCAATGAGTAGTGGTCAACTTGCTACAATTACAGTTGCTAGTTGGTCAGGAACAACATTAACATTAAACGTAAGTGGCATTACAGCAGCCAGTACAGCAGTAATATTTCAACCAAATGATTTAATACAGATTGGTAACTTAAGTGAATATCCTTATCCAATTACAAGCACAACACAAGTATTGCGTGGAAGTGGTTCAACAGTGGTGGTGACAACTAGTAGACCAAATATCTTAACTGGTACACTAGCAGGTGAAGGTATCATCGTTGGTAATAATTGTCAGTTCAGAATGTTCTGTCCTAATATGCCAACATACAAATTAATTCCAGGTGGTGCGATGTACAGTGGCAGTATTGTAACTAATAACGCATTGCTTGAATTTAGTGATCCATTCGAATTATACGAATGGGTAGGAGCGGCATAATGGAAAATATCCCAGCAGTAGCAGGCAATAAACTATTAGTAATTAACGCTGAGTTTGTCAAACTTACAATCTATAATGATGTAAGCAATACAGCAAATACAAATGTTTATACATTTAGTAGTGCTTACAAATCAGAAACAATCGATGGTCAAGTATATACACCATTAGGTGGACTATTAGCAGTTGGTGTACAACAGCGTGATCTCCGTGCAACATCAGCAGATACATCAATCACATTAAGTGGTATCGATGGCAATAACATTTATATTGCATTAGGTACAAAGATTAAGGGTAGTAAGATTGAAATTACTAGAGGTTTCTATAACAACAATTATGTATTAGCTAACACAGCACATCGTTTTACGGGTATTGTTACCAGTTATAACATTGCTGAAGATTTGCAAATTATTGAAGATACAGACAACTTTACTATAACAGTTAACGCAAGTAGTTTTAAAAGTGTGTTAGAGAATCGTATTGCTGGTCGTAAGACTAACCCAACTAGTTGGCAAGTGTTTAATAGCACAGATAGTTCAATGAACAATATATATTCTATTAGCGATCAGAACTTTGACTTTGGTAAAAAACCATTAAAGACAGCAAGTACAAATAGTGCGGCAACACAAGAAAGTGAAATTACTGGTCAGAGTACGCAAACATATGAAGGTGCTTAATAAATGAAAGTTAGAGTAGCAAATAAATTTGATTTACCTATCGTTTTAGATATGTTGCGTAATTTTCGCAATCATACACCCATAGATATCATGCGTGAATGTAACAATGAAGAATACATTAACAAGTTGTTTCATCATGTTATTTTAGGTGGCGGCGTTGCATTGATTGCTGAAGATAAAGATGTTGCAGGTATGATTATTGGCGTAAAGGATCAAAATGTATGGGATCCAGAAATTAAAGTATTGCGTGAACTTGTATA